CTTGCTTTATCAAATAGCTGCAAGTTTTCTGCAGCAACATTAGGAAACTTAGTACCAAAGATAGCTTGGCCTGGGGCACCACCTTGACGTCTAAATACCTTCCCAGGATATACTGACAGGTCTTGGCCTGGGACTAAGTTAGTTTCATCAACCTCAATTAAAAGATTACCAGATAATACAGCATTGTCAACTGCCATTCTCATAAAACCATTCATTAAGGTTTGGGTATCGTCCATATTTTCTGCAATACCTACACCAAAGAATGAGTATGGGTTTAATTCATATGGAGCAGCCATGTAAGGAATACGAGCAGGTTTAAACGGATTAAGTACCATTCGCAATAGTTTACCATTACAAATCCACACATTAGCTTGTAATTCATCTACTTCACTTAACTCATCGGGAATATCTACGCCTTGCTCCACAAGCATTTCAGTATCTACCATACCCCAATACTCTAGTACTTCGTAACGCTCTACACCATGCTCTGGTGCATAATCAGATAGATCATCTTCCCAAGATTCTTTATTATAATTTTCACCTAACTGTATGGCTTCATCAATTACAGAGTTTCTAAAGTATGGGCGTCTTTTTAAATTACGTAATTGTGTACGTGACATTTTGTGACGCTCAATTACAAACTGAGCTTCTTCAATATTATTTGCATCTGGGTCTGGATAAAAATTCCATACAGACACATGTGATACTTGTGGTATAGTTTTAATTACAGGTGAGTATTCACCTTCCTCATTCCAGTTGGGATACTCTTTATCTACGGCAAATGGGCCTTTCATTACACCAGTACCAAATAGTGCCATTTCAAAAGCAGTACTACGCAAATGTTTACTTGCGCTAGATTCTTCTAATTGATCATGTATTTTCTTTTGCATCATTTTAGCAGCAATCATAGCTGGACTAAAAGTAATTGCAGTAGGAGTTTTACCTACTCCCTCACGTACACCATTAATATCTTGTAACTTATCTTTTATTGGACCTAAACTTTCTGCAAGTGTTTTAGCTGTAGCACCTGCAGGTAGTTCTTTACCATCACCCGCAAACCCATAAGGATTTACAATCTCACCCATACCCGATTGTTTTAGCTGTTCAGGTTCTTTAGGATCAAAGTTTACATCCGCTACAACGCCATCAGGAAGTTCCGTAGGATCTACGGTAAGTGGAAATCTTTGTCCTGCAAATAATACATCAACAATTTGCCCATATGCAGCTAATGTTTTTGTTTTAGTTACTTTAATAAATACCCTAGATTTTTCTGCTTCTGTAAATTGAACATCTGAACCATAAAGACCACGATAGTTACGATAAGCACGTAACCAACGGTCTTCATCTTGCTGTCTATAATCATCTGCACGATTATACTTTTCCATAATAAATGGAATAATTTTAGAAGTATCTGCATCATCAATAGTAGAGTCTTCGCTATCTGCTAATACAATAGCGTCATCTTCAATAAAGCCTTCGTTTTCTTCTGCCATTTATCTTCCCTTAATAACCAAAGGTAGCATCTGCTACTCGCATACCACCCTGTGGTCTTCCATTTGGATCGTAGTCAAATATACTAAACCGTGGTCTTGACATAATACCATATCTTAAAGCATCGTACAAGTGATCTTCAGAGGTTGTATCAATATCCTCTGGGTTTCTTTTGTCAATTGGTAAGGCTGGTAATTGAGAAACTGTATTGATACAAGTATCAAAAAACACCATACGAGGCTCTTCTGTAAATTCGTCAACTTGCAGCCTTCTATGTATTTCGTTTTTACCAGCTACACGTGAACCTTTAGATCTATCTGATGGACGCCAACGACATCCACGTTGAATCATTTGTTCAGCCAGTGATGGGCCAGTATCACCACGCTTGTGCCATAAAGAGCTATCAAGAACGCCATACTTAATATTTCCATCTTCAGCCTCTAAGTTTAATACCATATCTGCTAAATCTGCAGCTAATACTTTACTTACATATAGTTCTCTATAAACATATAATTGTTCATTGGGAGCTACTGCAAACCATACTACACCTGATTTACTTCCGTACCCATAGTCACATGCCCTAAACTTTACCCAGTTACTAGGTATATTAAAAGGTTCTATTACATGTATTTTTCTATCAAACTCTGTAAATGCTGCACCTTCTTTAATATCCCAATCACCATCTAATAACTGCCTACGTTGTTGTTCAGGTAAAGACAGAAGCATTGCTTCGTAGTCACCTTGTGCAGCTAAGTAAGGATTATCGGAAAGACGGGCAGGTATAAACTTACGTTTGAATAAAGATTTACCAGCTTTTTCATGTCCAGCAGGATAACGTAATACTTCAGTTGTTTCAATGTCTGTTGCATCAAACGCTTTATTATGCGGAGCAGGATCAATAAACATTTTTTTAACCCAATGATGGCCTCTACCTCCGGGGTTAGTAGTAGCTCTCATGTATACAGGCAAGTCATTTGCTGTAGATCTCAAGCGACTTCGCATATAATTCCAAGCGAAAGGGGTAGGCCACTGAGTTAGTTCGTCAAAGCCTATCCAACTAAATGCCAAACCTTGATAGCGTAATACGTCATCTTCTTTATCTAAGTAAGACATCCACAGTCTGGCACCCGATGGTGCAGTCCATTGCATCTTACGTTCAGACCACTTAATACCGGGCCAGATCTTAGGATACATTTCCTGTGACTTAAAGATAAGTTCTCTTAGTTCTTCTGTAGTATGTCGTAGGAGCAATCCTGAGAAGGCTGGATGGCCCATAAACCGTAACGGGTCAGCCAACATAGCGTATGACTTACCCCCACCTGCAGAGCCACCATATAGAACCTCACGTTCACCTGCTGCCAGAAAGTTTGTCTGTGGGCCAGCATTAGGTTTAAAGATAATGTTATGCTGCTCTTCTACAGGAGCAAGGTCATCTACTATTATCTTTGCTGGTTCAGGCTGCGTTTGTTTCTTGGTTGTCTTGCTCTTTCGCCCCGATGCGGTTGTTTTCAAGCTCTTCCGCTTTGGCGATTGCCTTTTTCGCATAGTCTGCCCATCTGCGTAGGCTTCCAGCTTTGTTTTTTCTTCGTCGCTCATTGTCTAACCGTTTCTTTAATCCTACATGAGATATAGTTCTGCCAGTGTTTCTAGTCAGCCAGTTGGCTACCTCACGATAAGAGTACTGCTTTAAGTACTTCTTGGCTTTTACAAGCATATCAAGTTCGTGTTCAATTGGCAAGAGGATTCCACTATCATCTGGATCTATTTCATATCCAAAGGGTACGGTACGTGCTACACGTGGAATAGGAACCCATTCGTTATCTTCTTGTAAGTCTGTCGGTTGTGGTAGTTTCCATTGTCCTAATGGTTTAGTCATCGTTATCCTGTGTTTGCTTGGCTGGCATAAGCATTACACCACCCTTAGCTTCTACTTGCATCTTCTCAGTTTTAACTAAACCAGTACGATCTAGTAGTTCTTTAGCTGCAGACATCTTATCACGAATACCTAGCTCAGTAGGATCGTACAAAGCACTGACCATAGCCATTGCAGCTTTAGGTACATTACGTGCTAAGTAGCTATGTGTTACGTCAATGATTTCTTCTTTAAGACTATTTGTAATCTCAGTGTTAGAAGTATTCTCAGAGTACCCAGCAAGTTTCTTAGCCATAGTAACATCGCCACCTGCCTCATCCATAAGGACTGCAAGAAACTTTTGTTGGCGTTCTGTTAATTCTCTAGCCATTACATCATCTCAAAATGTGGGGCATCAATAAATGGTCTACGGGATTGTGACCTACGGAGATCTACGTATGCATTCATTGCATCTTCTGCAGTACCTGCATACTGTCGAATGTCTCCTTCACTCCATGCAGCACCCCATTTAATTGCTACATCATTCTTTCTAGCGGCTTCAGCCATAGCATCACAAATGTCATCATATACATTGAGTTCCCAAGAAATGTCTGAACCAAAGTATGCGACTAGATCTACAGCACGACCTTCAAGATGCTTAGACTTCATAGTCTGTGATCTACCAGATTCGTACAGTTTCTTTTGTTCTTCTAGTGTACGTAGCCCAAAGGTAACACCAAAGTCTACTTTAGTAATACCAATAGCATCTTTAACTACTGATACAATACCCTCGTCTACACCCTTTAGTTTTCTCATACTTCTGCTACTTAACTTAAATGCCATTACTTCTTCTTTCTATTGTCTACAGTACTTAACGTTAACCCACCTTTACGATAGTCTACCATACCACCTTTAGAAAATTTTGTTGTTGTTTCTTGTAATAAAGTTCTAAGTTTAATATTGTCTTTTACATCTGCGTCAGGCCCAAGAGATTCTTTAATTGACTTACTTAAAGAGTTAGCTGTTCTTGTTCTTTTACTTTTAGTCTGTGGAGTAGAGTAACTAGCATCTTCAGAGTCAGCATCTAAAGTTTTTTTATATTTTGTATTTAACTTTTTAGCTTGATTAACTGCTGTTTTACCATATTTTTTAGTTGCTTCTTTAATACCAATTTTTGCAATAGCTGCAATAACTAATAGTATTGGTGTGACTGGTCCTGCCATTTTACTTCTTCCCAAAAAATCTAGTAGCTGAACGTACACCAAAGGACGCAGCTACAATTACACCCAATGTG